TACTTGTCCTATTGGCACTGGATTATCTACTAATACTTTATCGTTGAGGTATGAAGTTAATTCCCTGGGAGATAGTTCAGGGAATTGTTCAATTTGAGAAAGCAGCCATTGTTGTTTTGTCATGGTTTTTAATTATCCACTAATATGATTTTCCTCAAGCTACTGTGATGCTGTAGTACTTACCCTGATTGCGCTCAAGCGTTTGGCGGTCGGTGGTGGAGAGTGCCGATGGGAACGAAATCAATTCTGATACAGTGCCGTCGAATGGGAGCAATGATCCAGTTCCATTCAACGAGCCTATCGCGCTATTGACCCCCGTATAGACGCTCGTAATTGTTGCGCTATCCCATTCCGCGCCGTTCTTAAACAGTTTCCACTGCTCGCTTCCGGTGGTTGATATAGATGTGATCAAAGTGAGTGTATTTGAAATAGCAACATCTGCGGCTAAACCGTTGGTTCCGTTGCCTCCCGTCGCTGTAGTGTTGGCTACGTTTAAGCGCCCAACCGAAATAGGCCCAGCCGATTCTTGGTTTGCAATAACGTAAAAACGGCCATTTTGCCCCGAAGACCACTGCCCAAAAACAGTCCCAAATTCATTTTCAATCGTCGGTGTGAACAGAATAAACAAACTGTGCGTTGCGCCAATAAGCGGAGAAGCGGCAGCTAAATAATCATCCACGCCATCGAACAAGATGGCAGGCTTTCCGCCTTCCGTTTGTAAAACGCCATTGCTAACAATGCGCGGCCGCCTCCCCGCCGTTGAAACTGCATGACGACCATTGCCAGATTGGTCATACCAGATAACAATCTCACCGTTGTCCGAACCGACAAATGCTAATAATGTAACAATGTCTAAATCCTCTCCAATAAAACCTATATCTAATTGTGAGTTATCACTAGTTCTCATTACTCTTATAGCTGCGCCAGTCCAAAACCTGGAAAGCCGTCTTAATCCATAAGCGACAGAGGCTATAGCAAAAATTAAATCAAGAACACATTTAAAACCACCCAACACCACCATTCTAGTAGAAGTTCTCATGGTGCAAAACTCCTAGCACGTATAGTCCCTGTTTCTGAGTTAGCAGCCGGGTCAATTGCACCGTTAGTAACCAGATATCCCCACAAACTTGAACTGGTTAAAATAAACAATTGATTTAAGTCTCTAATAACGCCAACAACCTTACCCCCTCCTTTAGCTAAACTCATAGGTACATTGAAACCTACAGGGTCTAGAACAGGGTCAGAACCAATTGTCCAGATACTATTATCTGCAATATTTGTAGGTGCTGTAGGGTATAAGTGTACCGCAAAAGAAGTCATACCTGCTGGTACAGAAGATAGATTGAGAGATATTTCAAAATAAGAAAGGAATATACCTTTACCAGCTTCGCCTATATTTTGAAGTTGGAATAGACCGCCATAAACATCAAAGTTTGGTGCAGAAGCAGTATAAGTTGTGGTGTTAGCAGCGCGAGTAATTGTGGTTGAGGATGCGTAAGCTAATCCCGCAGGTGCAGCAGTCATGCTGACAGGTTGAATATTTTGGAAAAATGTACCTGTAACTGGAATAGATTTACCCCCTGTTACACCTTGTACTGCTACTGCTTTTGTTGCATCACTTCCTGGATTAGCTTGAACGGCTGTTTGATTAGTGGCACTAGCGTCACCACCAGATCCACCACTAATAGCAGTTACGAATTGTAGTAATGCTTCTACCTTCTCATCTTTAGTTAATTCAACGAAGGTCTTATTAACACCATTATCTGCTGCATAAACTTCATTGTATTTATCTATAAGTTGTTGCTTAGTTATTGTCATATTACTTAACTCGTTTGTTGTAACTACCAAATGATTCACGAATTTTAGGTGTTCTACTTGCTCCAAATGCTCGATTACTAAGTCCTTTAGGTTGAGATGGTTGAAGTGGTTTAACAGGTTGACGTGGTTTAAGTCTACTTAATAGTCCAAGTTGATTAGCTTTACGTGCAGCACCTCTAGTTGCATAGGTTTTAGTAACTCCAGTTCTATTATTACCAAGTGATCCAACTTTAGATCCTGCAACACCAGGAACACGTTTAGAAGCAGCTTTTCTAAGTAGATTAAATGATGGTAATTTAAATGCCATATTAATTAATGTAGTTTACTTAATTATAATTGGAAATGTTTAACTTGTAAGAAAAAAGGAGAATGTTATGTATTTTAACTATTTATCAGTTATAATGAGGTGACTTAGATAGTTAGTTAGTTTGTATCTAAGTCAAGTGTAGTTAATTAAGGATGAATTAGTCATGTCAGATAAAATTATTGTACAACCCTCTGTTATTAATGATGTTGAGTTTTACATTACTCCAGATGGACGGGATGCTGGAGTTAGTATTAGTGGATTGGCGCGATTATGTGGAGTTACACAACAAACAATGTCTCAAAGAATAGTAAACCCATTAGCTGATAATACTGGTGTTAGTACACAGCTAAAAATGCTAGAACCTTTACTGGGTAACGTTTTTAGTCCACAGCTAGAAGGAAATAAAGATGGTGGAACTTGTAAAATTATTACATCAACAGCAGCAACTTTAATTATCGAGTATTACGCATTTGAATCTAAAGCTGCTAATGTTACCGCACGCAACACTTATCGTAAGTTGGCACAATATGGTTTCGTTAATTGGGTTAAGGATTTAACTGGTGCTGTTATTAATGATGATAATAAAGCTATTCTTAATTCACTTAAGTTACTAAGCGATAAAGTAGATGAGTTAAGTAATATAACTACAGAATATAAACAACTTAGAAATGCAACAATAACTAACTTTCCTAATCTTGATGTAATGTTAAATGAGTTAACTGTAACTACGGAACTAACAACTCATAATGGATATGTCATTTTAAGTGACTATATTAAGAGTAAGGGTTTTGTTGCAGATAAATCCACAATGCACAGATTCGCTAACTTAGTTGCTGATACTTATAAGACAACTACAGGTAATAATCCAACTAAAATTAACGTTAAGTTAGGTAAAGGTAGATATAGACCTAATACATCAGCTTATGAAGTTGAAATGATTCCTATGTTAGATATGTGTTTTCGTAAGTTAGTTAATAGTTAATAAATACCACTACTTCTCATAACTCGATTTAATGCGTTCTCTTAGAGTTGGTTTAGTGTAGTTGTTGTTCATAGTTCATCCATGTAGATAACGTTAATAACTCTAGGTTTACCACCAATATTAACTATCTCTTTTTTCTTACTACTAACTTTAAATTTAGTACCAGGTAAATAAACATATTCATTTTTCTCTATTAAATGAACATCACCTAGATTTTTAGCGGTACTATTAACTTTAGGTTTATATACCATTTTTACATTAGCATCACTAGCGACTAAAGCAGCTTCATTTATATCTTGTTTATTAATCGGTAATCCAGTAGTGCTTGTTATTTGTGGAGTTACATAATCTTTACCAACTTGATAATTATCAATTGTTTCAGGATTAAGTTTAATATATCTATCTAACTTAGGTATCTTATTAACATCTATTGATTGTAATTTATTTATACCACTTATAGCGTTATTAGATAACTGTTCTAATTCATCATTATATAAGTTAGGATTTTTAACTTTATCTCTTAAATAATTATTTATCTCTTTATAACCACCTCCCATATAAGTATGAACCCCAATAGCTTCATCAATATTAATATTATATTGTTTAGCTTTTTTACCTAATTCACCTCCAACTAAATACCAGGGATTATTCTGCATATTCTTAACTAATTCGGGTGATGCAGTTGGATAATTTTTCTGTATTAAATTATTTACTAAACTACTTTTATTAGTTGATTCAACAACAGGTTCAGTTACCTTTTTAACAACCTGATTACGATTATATTGTCTAACTAATTTACCATTACGAAGATAAGATTTAACTCCTACAACTCCTAATAAACCAGTACCGAGAATTGCGCCACCAAGTAATAAGTTATTACGTTTACCTTTTTTCTTACTAAATGTAGTTACATCTGATATTAGAAACATATTAGTTAGCAAATCTCCCTGTTCCAGATGGTTTAGTATTACGACTCCATAGATTTTTTCTCGACCACCAATTAGCCGAAAACTTATCATCCTTAGTTAATTGACCACTTTTATTCTTAATGCCGCCACTTCTAGCTAAGTAATTTTTACGAGCTTCTGGTGAGTAATTATGTCCGTATCCGATTGCGCCGAATCTAATTACTTTGTATTTTTTCTTACCATCAACTAATTTACTAGCTAATACTATTTTCTTATGCACGCCATCGTTCGCTGCGATTGGCTTATTAGGTGTTAATGTTCTACCATCACGTAACTTTCTCTTACGTTTATCTTTACTTCCTTTGTTTCTCGCAAATGTAGCTAGTTTATTAACAGAAGTATAATAAGCATCTGTATCTATAACTTCACGTCTAGCTATTAATTTCGCTATTCTACTTCTAGCTTTTTTTCTACTTTTACTTGTTAATTGAGAATAACCGCGTTTAGGTTTAACTCCTATTGTTTTATAAAGATCATTACTTAATGAATCATTTATAATTTTATCTGCTTTCTTTACACCATACTTTTCAGCTAATCTTCTTCTACTAGCTTGTTGTAATAGAAATACACGCTCTTGTATTTTCTTACTTCTTTGTTTCTTAATTTCTTTTAACCATTTAGCAGCTTGTTGACTATCACCAGCTAATTCTTCTAATTTTTTATAGTTTTTTAAATCATCATAAGTAATTTGTTTGTATTCATTACCTATGTTACCCGATGCTACTATTTTATCTGGTTTTATTGGTTTAGCTTTTAAATTACTATTTTTTTGTCTTATATCTCTAACTTGCTTTTTAAATGCAGTTCTACCAACTTGTTCTGCATTTACATTAGGCTTTGATAACTCTGTAGGTAAATTATTATCAGATAGTATAGTTTCGGGATTGTTAATTTTATTCTTTAAATCCTTTAACTTCTCTATTTCATTTTGTAGCTCTTTCTGTTTTTTATTAACTGTTTGAGTAGGTATTGGTGTGTTAGGTTTAGGTACATTAATAGAAGATTTAATACCTTTACCTTTTAAAGCAAGGTAACTTAATCCTCCTAATAATGCAGTTCCTAATACAGAATTACGAATTATAGAGTTACGTTGTTTACGTTTAACTTTATCCTTATCACCTTTACCTCGTGCGAAGTTAGCCAGATCATTGATTAGAGTTATCATAGTTAAAGTTGTTTAAGTTATCTATCATGTATATTCCTAAGTCTAAATGGTATAGGTTAAGTAAGTCATTACAAAAGAGAATTAGAACTAGAGAATCTAAAGTTAAAAATGTTAGTAGAGATAAAGTATTGCAGAAGTTATATAAACAAGTTAAATAGAGTTATTTATTCTTACGTTTAGTTAACTTCTTATAAACTGCATAACTTCCACCTGCTGCTAATGCTCCAATTGCAGCACCTCCTAATAGACGTGATTTAATGATTTTATTACTTGCGTTATAAGCATCATTTTTAAGTTGTTTAGTTATAGTACGTCTAACATTAGATTGCGATTTACCTCTATCTTTAGCTTGTTTAGTAAACTGCTCAATTAACTTATTCGGACGTTCCATAACTTCACGTAACTTATCATCGTTTATCTTAGCTCCCGTATCTCGTTTAGCTTGATATGTAAGTACCGCTACTTTCTTAGCTTCATCTACAATACGTTTACCTGATTTAACATCATTACGATAATCATTAGCAATAAGTTCAGTTAGTTTACGTCGTTTATCCCTTATGTCTAAATTACTTACACCTAACTCACGTTTTCGTTGTTCAGTTAATGATTTAAGTCCAATCATATTAACTCCACTTCCTACAATTGCACCAAGTCCACCTACTGTACCTATGTTAACTAATCTAAGTTTACGCTTCTTCTTGTCTTTAGAACCTAGTTTACGTGCCATGTTATTTGAGCCTATTACGTTGTTTCTTTGCTCGTTGATTAGCTAAGTAACCCATTGTAATTCCAGTTCCTATAGCTGCTCCTGCTAATGGTGTTGCAACTTTAAGTAATCTAGTTGCATTTCTAGTTTTATTAATAGCATTCTTATATTGATTTATTACATCATCATTCATTGCACTGAGTCTAACGTCATTCATTAAAGTAGGTTTACGTGCAATTGCATCATCTAAATTATTTTGAGCTAACTTAATATTTGCATCAAATCTTTTAGTTAATTTTCTACTTACACCATATCCAATTGTCCCACCTACTGCAGATCCCGCTATTGCGTAGTTCCTTGTTTCTTACGTTCATTAATTAGATCACTTCTAGTTAAACCAAATTGATTGCGTTTCTCTCTCTTAACTTTATCCTTACTACCAATACGTCTACCCATAATAAAAATGATGATAATTACTACCATCATTATAAGTGTTATTTGCTTCGCTGTTAATGTCAGTTTTCTATCTTAATGCACGTCCAGTTTTTGTGATGTTTAATTTTACCCTTAATTACTTTAATTAAACAACTACCATCTAGACCATGTGATTCTCGGAGATGAACTAATCCATAACAACATAACTGTTCATTAGTTATTAAGTTAGTTAATAGGTAACGTTTATTAACTACTTGTTGCCAACTCTTTTTAGCATCATTGATTAACTTATCTTCAGCTAACTTAGCAGCTTTATCAGCTAATAACTTATCTCTTGTTTCCTCTGATTCATTAGCTCTAACACAACTCCAACCGTTAATTTTGCGACCATAACGAGGACTATTTGGATTCATTAATGGGTACACCGCTTTAGCATTTAATCCAGTTTCTTCAGTTAAATCTTCCATACCGTAACGACAGAAACTAACACCTTCAGGTGTTGTCAATATGAAGCGTTCAGCATCTGGTAGATATTGTTTAATAATTGGTTCTGCATTAATATCTCTAACTTGATAACCGTTAATTAAATTAGCGTTATTAATGTGATGTGATATTGTCTTCTGACATATATCTAATTTAAGTTGTTCTTTAATAGCATCAATACCATAAGAACAAAAACTGTAGTTATCTTTATTTAAACTAATACATTCGTATTTGTTAACGTAATCTAAATATGTTTTATCTACAGTTACATAATCATCATTAAGTGATTTAACTTTATAACCTTTATGATTAGTCATCTTATTACGAGCAACTTTAATTAAACTACTTACATCTAAATCTAGTTGTTGTAAGTGAGTTACACCGTAAGTACAATACTCAATTCCATCTGGTGTAGTTATTAAGTAACGACGATTTCTAACTAAACTATTACCTCGTTTTAATTTAGCTTCAGAGGTATTGTTTTTTAATCTAGCAGAAATTAAAGTGCTACCTAACATAGAAGCTCGATAACTTTTATTCTGCCAACGACTCGTCATCGTTCTTTTTAAATACTCTTTACCTTCAGGTGTTAGAAAACAACCTTTACCACCATTTAATACGTTATAACCGTTAGGTGTTAAAGCATTATATTCTTTAATAAAATAAACTTCAGTTTTATCAATTTCTGACTGATCTGTTGTTTCTAAAGTTTTAATAATTTCAATTTTAAATTTATCTACACCATATTTCTTAATTGCTTTTGATAATAAACTTTTAGTTCCAACATAATTACCGGCTCTAATATGTTCTGACCAACGCTTTTCAATTGTCCTATTTGTTTGTCCAACATATTTTTTATCATTAATTGAGTTTGTCACCAAATAAATAAATTGTGGCATAATAATCTCATTTACGTCATAAGATCATTATACCACAACTTAAACTCGGTCTAGTTAGAAATAGGGAATTATTATCTAACTACTTGAGCATACAGATTCTTGGGAGAATAAATTACTGGTAAAACCATTGATCATTTTGTTACCACGTAAGCTCTTTATCCTACGTATCAGTAGTTTCATGTGTTATATCTACTGTTCAGACTATATCATCATCCACTTGGGATGTTCGGCACTCGTGGGTTTGTTACTGTCCGGTCTGGACTCGAAACCTAGTCGTTGAACCTTCAAAACCATTCCTGGTTAAGCTTGGCTGCTGATTGTCCACTTCTGGAGTTTCCAGCAATTCACCGAATTTTTACTACTTAATTACTTAAATAGGCGACTACAAAAAGTTTCAATCGCTTGCAAAACATCGTTGATAGGCACAGTTGTCTTCTCATAAACACGTACCATTACAGGAGATTCAGTACCTGTTAATACACCATCTTTAACAACTTTCTGTTCTTCAGGAGTACCAATAGCTTGCTCACCCATTCCATCCTTGAGGAATACGAAGCAATTCTCATTAAGGAATCGAGCATTACTGATGTAGCTATCAATAGTATTAGTATTACCAGAGTAGGTATTATCTACTTGATAGAACTCATCATAATCCTTAATAGGAGGTAGGTTATTAGAAGCCATTACCTCTTGTAACATTGGGAAGCTAACAGAACCTACTTGTGCAAATCCAACTGATTGTCTAGCACGAGCAATAGTAGATGCTTGTTTCTGAAGATCACGCAATGCAGTATTACTCATTACGATGAGATCAGGCTTGTAACCATTAGTATTGACATAAGTAGTTACAGCATCTTCTAAGTTAGCGATACCATCAGCATTAGCGTAGTCAGTCCACTTGTTCAACTTAGGAGATGCAGTGTTACCAGTAGCAACAAGAGCATCAGGGAAGTGGTTATAACTAGCACCAGGACGACGGAAATCAATTGTCCATGCAACCTTAGTAATTGCATCAGATACACTCAATTGACCAGTCTGAACAACTTGCCAAGCCATGCTAGTAAGTCTATCAGCATGAGATTGGACGATCCCCTCAATGTGACCATAGAGATACTTAACGAGCATATCGTTAGTACCCTTAATGACGGAGTTATCAGTTAACTTCATGGTCATAACACTAGCGCGTTTATAGGCAGCTTCTTCCATTGCCTTACGCATCTGTTTCTGAGTTACTTCATCGAATGAATAGCTATTACCTAACTTAGCTAGTTCACCGATTACTCGACGGAAACCACCATGAGAGATAACTGGAGGTTCAGCACCAGGAGCAATAAAGTTCGCAACTGGTGTGAGACGTTCACTTACGTATGCTAGGAACTCATCGTCCTCATACGTCTTAATAGGCATGAATTGATCAATAAGTTTAGTTCTCTGACGCAGACGAGCAATAGTATCGTCTACTAGAGTTTCGGCAACTTTAGCTTGCAACTTATCGGTAAGAAAATTAGAAACTGAACCCATAGTAAGAAAAAAGTAGGATAGTGGGCGCGATAACATACATCATTAACATACGTCATTAACGCCCGGTTAGTTAGAATTTGTAAGCGAAATTGATGCTAGGGAATCGTCTAGCAATATCACCATCGAAGTATGGTAGATACTGGATACGAACACCATTAGCAATAGTATAGAGAGCTAGATCCTTAGCTGTTGCAACAGTATAATCAACTGCATGAACATGAAGTCCTACAATTGCATTAACTCTAACACCGATATTAGTACCAATAGGTAGAGCTACACTTGCGTTACCAGTTAATGTAATAACACCAGTTGTGTAATCAATAAATGCAATAGTACCAACAGCAGTTGCATTAGGAACTAGAGTTGCACTAGATAATGCAGCACTAGTTACAGTACCAGCAGTTGTAATGGCGCGGTTAGTAAGTCCATCAACTGCAAAGATAAATACCTTGTTAGTAATAGATGCTGCACGAACTAAATCAGATAATCCAGCAGTAGCATTAATAGCAGTAGCAACTTCACTAGCAGTAGTTGTAGTATTGTTAGTTGTTGCAGTTGCAGTTGCAGTTAAACCTTCTACAGTAACAGTTACAGTTTGAGCAGCAGTTACAGTAGTGATAGTTAGCGTAGAATATGGTTCAACTACAGTTAATACATCACCAGCAACAAAGATATTAGTTGGAGATGCAGTTACAGTTGCAGCACCAGTAGCAGTTACAGCAGTTAACTTAGTACGAGGTAGGAAGCGCAGTACGTTACCTACTTGAGCAACAAATAGTCCAGCAGGAACTTGTTTGCGAGCTTCAGTATTAAGACTAATGTAAGTATTCTGCACAGTTGCCGACACATTAGGATGATTACCATCACTGAATGCGAGAATGGCAGGATCAACTAGAAACGTTTGAGATTGATTGAAATAAGGCATAGTTTATGAACGATATTTTTTAATGTAGTTAGCAGCAATAGAACTCAAATCAGCTTCTTCATCTAATTCTTCTTCATCAAGAACTTCCTCAGCGAAGAATCCCATTTCCATAGCTGGCATACGGTCGAAGATTTCAAGTACAGTATTCATTGCATAGAGTTGAGTTGCAGGATCAACTTCGTTCTCAGCACACACGGTACTAAATGCCGCGATACGTTCATTAGCACTGAAGTTACCCAGTAGAGATTGAACTGCAAATGGAGTCATCTTACCAGCTTCTACAAGAGCGTAAGCACGTTCAGCTACATCAGCTAGAGCTTCTTTAATCTCAGTGTTGCGTTTAAATTCGGCGAACTCACTGTTCTGGTATGTAGCATAGTCAGCTTCCTGGTCTTCTTCATCTAATTCTTCATTCGTATCTAAGTAATCATTGATGTCTTCACCACGACTTTCAATACCCATAACTAATAGTTGATTTTCAGTAGCTTCATCAAGTCCGAGAACTTCAGATAGTGCTAATGAGAGATTATCAGTAGGAGCAATTTCACCTTCAATGATACCAAGTAATACATCAGGATTACATTCTAGAGCATCACTGAGATCAATTAGATATTCCTCAATGTCATCATAACCAGCAGCTTCGCCAAGTTCAAGTAACGCTGCACCATATTCACTACCTACACTAAATTCGGCAACTTCATCACCAGTAGAGTAAGCAGCTTCACCAACTACATCATAGATATCTTCTTCATCAATTTCTAATTCAGCAGCAATGCGTTCTTGTAGGTCGAGATATGCTTGAGTCATG